TGATAGTTATTACAGACGTCCATTCACTCCACACTTTTATAAAGGCGATACTTGTGACAGCGACATAGTCGAACTAAAAGATATGTCTGCAAAAGAGATAGCTGAATATACAAAAGGTTTCAATGATAACGAAGCTAGTGCCATGTATAAGGAATACGACTAATGATAAAAGTTTATCAAGAGACTACAGATTGGGGTGACACTAAAGTTGCTAACGGTATCTATCATATAGATGGCAACGGTCATTTAGTTCAACATAACGATAAGAAATTCAAAACACCTATCAAAGGATTCAGCAAAGCTCGCAGAACATTTAAAAAACTATACGAGTATTAACTGTTGACCTATTGATCTGTATGTAGTATAATTGCCTAGTACAATAAAGTACAGACATACACATACACACAGGAGAAAATATGTCACAAGCAAAATCTGGGTACGAGATACGTGCCGACTTACTGTCATTAGCAGATAGCATTACCACAGGTAATATCTACAGATCTAATGATGCAATCCACTCACACAACGATAGTTTTCCTAATGACAAAAAGTCTTTAGGCGATCAGTTTGTAAGTGTGGAAAATGTTATTAATGTCGCAAGACAATTAAATGACTTTGTAAACGAGAAGTAAGACTTAACCTGCCTGTAGCTCAACTGGATAGAGCAATAGCCTTCTAAGCTATAGGTTGTAGGTTCAAGTCCTACCAGGCAGGCCAAATAGGCGTTGACATTTAAACGTAATTAAGGTATTATAAATATAGTTATGGCATTCAATTCAGAACCTAAATCTACTAACTTCTTATCACCGCTAGGTGCTAAGTTTAGTATTAAAAAATTACCGACTGTGAACTTCTTTGTTCAATCGGTTTCAATACCTTCCATATCGGTAGGTGAAATTCCTATAGGGACTCCCTTCTCAGCTAAGATCCAGATGCCTGGTGATTTAGTAATGTTTGGAGACCTAGTATTAACTTTTAGAGTTGATGAAAATATGGAAAATTATTTAGAGGTTTATAATTGGATTCGTTCTATAACTAGGATAGATAACTTTACAGACGATGGAACTGGATGGACAGGTGAAGCTGGCGGTTCAATGGGTGACGATAAAGTGTTCAGTGATGCAACACTTACAATCTTGAATAGTGCAATGAATCCTAATAAGGATGTTCTTTTCACAGACGTTTATCCAACAGGACTAATGGACTTACCTTTTAGCACTACATTATCAGATGTTGATTATGTGGAGTGCACAGCCACTTTTAAATATAGAAAATTCGATATTAAAACGAGTAGTTAAATTATGAACAACAGAGAATTCTTAGATGCAGCTAAGGCTGGAATCGTGACCGTTAAATTTCAAAAAATAAATTCAGATGAAGTTAGAGTAATGCCATGTACTCTAAACAAAGAATTGTCAAAGCAGGATATAGAGATACATGATATTACTGCTAACAGCGCACACTTTGCTGTATGGGCAATGGACAAACAAGCATGGAGATCGTTCCGAGTGAACACAGTTATAGAATGGTACAAAGGTGAACCAAAAAAAGAAGAGGGCAATTAAGGAAGCAGTTATTGATACGTTCTTAGGAACACTTATAATGGCTCCACTTAACTTTATTATTATATACATTTGTCTTGAAGTGTTGTCTTTTAATGCATTACAGATTACAATAGCAACTACAAGTATATTATTTTTTATAGCAGTATGGAGAAAGGCAACCATCAGACTATATTTTGAGAAGAAGTATGACACTAGATGAAATACATAATGAATGGTCTTTAGATTCAAACGTAGATAGAACTAACTTAGGAGATGAGGCAGTTAAGATCCCTCAACTTCATAGTAAGTATTTTAAAATATTCTCTACAGAAAGATTGAAGCTAAGAAAAGCAGAGTTAGAATCCAAACAACTCTATACTGATCTATGGGAATACTATCAAGGTAATTTTGACTATGAAATGTGTCAAGAGAAAGGATGGGAACCAATGCAACTCCGGATCCTAAAATCTGATATTACACATTACATTGATCGCAACCAAGACTGGATTAACAATCAACTTAAATTAGCAATGCACAGAGAGAAAGTAGATTTCTTAGAAGCTATTATTAAGTCATTAAACAATAGAGGGTTTAACATTAACGCTGCCATTAACTGGGAGAAGTTTAAAGTTGGTATTTAATGGAAACATTAGTAGCTCGTAAAGTAAATGAAGTATACATGACTATCGATTGTGATGGTGGATCATGTTGGGAGCTTCAAGACTACTTTACATTCACTGTACCTGGTATGCAGTTTATGCCTGCCGTTAGAAATAAATTCTGGGACGGCAAGATAAGATTATTCAATCCTCAGAACAAAAGAATATATAGTGGCCTACTTCCTCATGTACAAAAGTTTTGTCAAGAGAGAGATTATAATTTAGAAATTGATCCAGCTTTTGCAGATGATGAGTTTAGCTTAGAAGAAGCAAAGGCTTTTGCAAGCAAATTAGATTTACCATTTGAGGTAAGAGATTATCAACTAGATGCATTTGCTCATGCTATAAAAAAGAAAAGAGGATTATTACTATCACCAACAGCAAGTGGTAAGTCATTAATAATTTATCTTATTGCAGCGTTCCTATCAAAGAAGACATTGATAGTAGTACCAACAATATCATTAGTTCAACAAATGGCAGGCGACTTTAAATCTTATGGATACCAAGGAGAGCCTCATTTAATTACAGCTGGAGTTGAAAAAGACACATCACATCTATTAACTATTAGTACATGGCAGTCAATATTTAAAATGCCTAAGAAATGGTTTGAACAATTTGATGTTGTTATAGGAGACGAGGCTCATCAATTTAAAAGTAAATCACTTACTTCAATAATGACAAAACTTACAGCATGTAAGCATAGGTTTGGTTTTACTGGAACATTGGATGGTACACAGACACATCAATTAGTACTTGAAGGTTTATTTGGTTCAGTAGAGAAAGTGACTACAACAGATGAACTAATAAAGAAAGGAACACTATCATCATTTAATGTTAAATGTATTGAATTGCAATATCCTGATGAAGTAAAAAAACTTCATTCAAAAGATAAATACCAAGACGAAGTAGATTTTATAGTTAGAAATGAAGCTCGAAATAGATTCCTTAAGAACCTAGGGTTGAGCCTTAATGGGAACACTCTCATGTTATATCAATTTGTTGAGAAACATGGCAAGCCGCTCTATGATGAAATCAGTACTGCAATTAAAAATAGTGTTGATAAAGATAGGAAGGTATTTTTCGTTTCAGGAGAAGTAGATGGAAACTCGCGTGAAGAGATTAGACACATTGTTGAAGATGAAAATAACGCTATCATTGTTGCCAGCTTTGGTACTTTTAGTACTGGTGTCAATATTAAAAGGTTGCATAATGTAGTGTTTTGCTCACCAAGCAAAAGTAGGATAAGAATTTTACAGAGTATTGGTAGAGGACTAAGGAAGGGTGATAATAAAGATAATGCAACTCTCTTTGATATAGCAGATAACTTAGCCTGGAAATCTAAAAAGAACTATACACTCTCACACTTTGCAGAAAGAGTTGGAATGTACAATGAAGAAAAATTTGATTATAAAATATATAAGGTAGCACTAAAAAATTAATGGAAAACTTAGCAACAATTAAATTAGACTCTGGTGAAGAATTATTAGCCATAGTAGAAGAAGGACCTGGTCCTTTAGAGATAACTGTATACAATCCAGTTGTAGTTCATAAACAAAACTCAGCTCTTGGACCTGTACTATCTGTTTCTCATTGGTTAATGTTTACTAAACAAAATGCTGCTGTAATAAAAAAGTCAAAAATCGTTGCCTTAAAGTACGATATAGAGGATAATACTATAAAGCACTACAAAAAGTTTACTGAGGACAAAGCATCAATCATAAACTTAGATGATCATGGTAGAGTGGAAGAAATGATCACACGTGCATTAAATAAAATGTCAGATGAATTTCCAGATACACTGGAAGAGTTAGATAATCTTGATGCAAATACAACTATACATTAATTATGCCAAGAGCCAAATCAGAACATTACGTAGACAATAAAAAACTATATGCAGAGATGGTAGAATATTTAGATTCTAGAGTTGAAGCAGAAAATTCAGGCGAAGACAGACCTAGGATTCCTGAGTACATAGGTGAATGCTTATTAAAGATCTCAACGAGATTATCTACTAAACCAAACTTTATAAACTACACTTACAGGGATGAGATGATAAGTGATGGTATTGAAAACTGTGTCAATTATATTGGCAACTTTAATCCAGAAAAATCATCTAACCCATTTGCGTACTTTACTCAAATTATATACTATGCATTCTTAAGAAGAATACAGAGAGAGAAGAAACAACTATACATTAAACATAAATCATTAGAAAGATCAATAGTGTTTGATGAACTAGCAACACATAGTGATGGAGAGCATGGCGATCAAGGAGGATCTATAAATTTAGATACACCTTACATGCAAGAATTTGTTGCTAACTTTGAAGCTAAAGAAGCAGAGAAAAAAGAGAGTAGAAAGAAAAAGAAAGGTTTAGAGAATTTTGTTGAGGAAGAAAAAGTTGACGAAGATAAAGTTTAACTACAGACCACTGCCACCCCAAGTAACAATACAACAATCAAAAATAGATGGCTTGGGATTACATGCAACGGTAGATATTGCAGCAGGCTATGAGATAGGTAGAACTCATATAATGAGTTTTGAGAATGATTGGATTAGAACACCACTTGGTGGTTTTGTAAACCATGGTGAACAACCTAATTGTTTTAACCATTCAAGACACAATCACATAACACTGATAGCTATAAAGCCAATTGCTAAGGGTGAGGAGTTGACTGTATATTATAGGTTAGATCAATGAAGATAGCATTAGTTACGGACCAACATTTTGGTGCAAGAAACGACTCTAAGAAGATTGCAGATCATATGCAGAAGTTTTATGATAACGTATTCTTTCCAGAGATTGATAAGAGAGGGATTGATACCGTAATTAATCTTGGTGATACCTTCGATAGAAGAAAGTATATTTCATTTACTTCACTGAAAAGATCAAAGGAGATGTTCTTTACACCTCTAGCAGAAAGAGGAATACATATGCATGTAATGGTCGGTAACCATGATAGTGTATATAAGAACACATTAGATGTTAATAGTATTGACTTGTTGTTAGAAGAGTATGATAACATTACAACATATGTTCAACCAGACGTAGTTGAGTTTGATGGATCTAAGATAATGCTAGTACCATGGATATGTGATGCTAACCAAGAGGCTACATTTGTTATGGCAGACAAGACTGATGCGCAAATGTTGCTAGGTCATTTAGAACTGTCTGGTTATGAAATGAATAAGTCTATTGTAATTGATCATGGTATATCAGATCAATGGCTTAAGAAATTTGATTTAGTATGTAGTGGACATTATCATCATAAGTCTCAAAATGGATCTATAAACTATCTTGGTACAGAATATGAACTTACTTGGAGTGACTACGACGATCAAAAAGGATTTCATATATTAGATACTGACACGAGAACATTGGAGTTTATTCCTAATCCTCATACATTATTTCATAAAGTATGGTACAATGATACTGGATTAGATATGGCTGGTCTGTTAGAACAAACAAAAGACTTTGCAAAGTATGAAGGATGTATCATTAAAGTAGTTGTTACAAATAAAGATAATCCAACTCTATTTGATATGTTTATTGAAAAGATAGAGAAAGTAGATCCAATGCATCTGCAAGTAGTCACAGATCATCTTCATATGGATTTAGAAGACGATCAGGATATAGTTGACGAAGCAGAAGACACATTAACAATACTCAACACATATGTTGATAACCTAGAGATAAAGAACGATAAAATTGACTTACAGGCATTACTAAGAAGCCTGTATGACGAAGCATTGCAAGTTTCGTAAACAAAGGTACATTATGATAATTTTTGAGAAGATACGCTTCAAGAACTTCCTGTCCTATGGAAACACTTGGACAGAGCTTAATCTAAACGAACATCAAGATACATTAATTGTAGGAGAGAACGGGGCTGGTAAGTCGACGTTCCTCGATGCATTGTCATATGCATTGTATATGAAACCATTTAGAAAAGTTAACAATCCTCAATTAGTTAATAGTGTCAACAAAAAACATTTAATGGTGGAAGTAGAGTTTAGCGTAGGGCCAAACAAATACAAAGTATGCAGAGGCCACGCACCAAGAAAGTTTGAAGTATATCAAAACGGTGAACTACTTAATCAGGATGCACATACAAAAGACTATCAAAAAGTATTAGAACAAAACGTACTTAAGATGAACTACAAATCTTTTACACAGATAGTAGTATTGGGATCCAGAAACTTTGTTCCGTTCATGCAATTAAGTACTGTAGATAGAAGAACAGTTATAGAAGATTTACTTGATATACAAATCTTCAGTACAATGGCAGCGTTGTTAAAAGATAGAATCTCTTTGAATAAAAATAGTTTGCAAGATGTAGATTATCAATTAAATTTATTAGAAGAAAAAATATCGGTCCAAGAAAGCTATATAGATAAAGTAAAAGAAAATAAAGACGCTCAGCTCCAAGAGATTAAAGATAAAATTATCTCTACAGAAAAAGCTATCAAGCTACATGAAGAGCTTGCTGATGCATATGAGATCGAAGCAGAAGAACTATTTAAACAATGCGAATCATTAGAGTCTGTTTCTAATAGAGTACAGCAATATCTTACTCTTGAAGGACAGATAGAAAAAAAACTTATCAAGCTCAAAAGACAACTTCAATTCTATGAGGATAACACTGAGTGCGATACATGCGGTCAGGAGATAACAAATGAGTATAGAACAGAAAAAACAGAAGAATCAAATACTGCTATCACCGAGACAATTGGCGGCCTTAAGCAGCTCGAATCCCAAATCGAAACTAACTCAAGAACAATTGAGGAACTTAAAAAGATCAAGGCTCAGGCAAAATCCAAAGATCAAAACAAAGACAACGAAAGAACTGCCATCGCTATCAATACGGATATTCTTAAAGGGCTTAATGACGAGATTGCAAATAAGACTTTCGAAGCTGGTGATCAGGATGAAGCGGAAGCAAGATTAGAACAGCTTAATCAAGACGTAGAAGATGAGAAAGTAAAGAAGGTTAGTCTACGACAACAGCAAGTAGTATTTGATACTGCAAGAACATTGTTAATGGATACTGGAATAAAATCAAGAATTATTAAACAGTACGTTCCTGTAATGAATAAGCTAATTAATAAATACTTAGCTGCAATGGAATTTTTTGTAGACTTTAACTTAGATGAAGACTTTAAAGAAACAATAAGATCCAGACATAGAGATGAATTCTCATATGCATCTTTCTCAGAGGGAGAGAAAATGAGAATAGATTTAGCATTGTTGTTTACATGGAGAGCAATTGCTAAGTTAAAGAATAGCGCAAGTACTAATATTTTAATTATGGACGAGATATTTGATAGTAGTTTAGACACTTCCGGTACAGAAGAATTCTTAAAGATAATAAAAGAGTTGACTTCTGATACAAATATCATTATAATAAGCCATAAGACAGATCAGCTTCTTGATAAATTTTCTAATGTAGTAAGATTCGAGAAGCATAAAAACTTTTCTAGGGTAGTAGGACAATGACGGAAGTAGACAAAGCAAAAGTGGAAGCTCATGCTCCACAAAGTGTATTCAAAAAGAAATACAATCTTATCTCGCCTACAGATTCATTACTAGCTACAAAGCTAGAAAGATTTGATTTTAGCAATCCACCAATAGATCCTATTGAATTAGGGTCAGATATGATAAAGCATATGAGACATTTCAATGGTATTGGTTTGTCAGCTAATCAACTAGGATTGCCATATAGAGTTTTTGTAATGGAGGGTGAACCAGCATTCGTATGTTATAATCCAACCATTACAGCAGTATCAGGTGATCCAGTATTACTTGATGAAGGTTGTTTAAGTTTCCCTGGTCTTTATATAAAGAAGAAGAGACCGCCATTAATCAGAGTTAGATTTCAAGATCCATATGGCAACCCATGTGTAAAAAGATTTAGTGGAATGACAGCTAGAATATTCCTACATGAGCAAGAGCACATGGACGGCGAAAACTTCCTAGAAGGAATGAGTCAGTTTGAGCTAGAAAGGGCTAAGGAAAGACAAAGAAAACTGCTTAGAAAGGTTAAGAGACAATCAGAGGGCCGTTCTAAACACGGGTCAGGAGTAAGAAGAAGATGAAACCAGAAACAATACAGGTAGCAAATGTAACAAATACATTGCCACCTAAAGATCATAATATGCCTATTACATATAGTGAGACTTTTTATTCTATACAAGGTGAAGGATACTTTACTGGTGTACCAAGTACTTGGGTAAGGTTCTTTTTATGTAATCTTCAATGTAGTGGCTTTGGACAAGACGAACCTACTAATCCAGATTCATGGGAGCTACCTTATGAGAAGTTTGATGCTACTACTATTAGTAATGTAACGGAACTACCTGTATGGGATAAAGGTTGCGACTCATCATACAGCTGGGCAAAGAAGTTCAGACATTTACAAAAACACAAGTCTGCAAAAGAGATCAAACAGGAACTAGCAAAGTGTATGACAAATGAGCACAATCCGACAGGTACATATTTACATCCTAAGTCAGGCGAACAAGCTCATATGGTGTTTACTGGTGGTGAGCCATTAATGAGAAATGCACAGAGAGCAGCATTGGAAATATTAAAGTCATATAGAGAAAATGATAATGGCAATTTCCCATCGTGGGTAACTTGGGAGACCAATGGTACACAAAAACTTACACAAGAGTTTATAGACTTCTGTAGTAACAGAGGATGTATGAGACCTAAAATATTCTGGTCATGTTCACCTAAACTATGGACTGTGTCAGGTGAGAAAAGAAGTAGAGCAATCAAGCCAGAGAATCTAATAGATTATAATTTAGTAGCTTCAAGAAGAAATGGCAATGGAGATATTCCTAATGGTCAGTTAAAGTTTGTACTAGGTCCTAAACAAGAACAATGGGACGAGTTAGATGAGGTTATACAAATGTATAGAGATGTTGGTATTGATTGGCCTGTATGGATTATGCCTGTAGGAGCTACAGTAGAAGGTCAAGAACTTTGTGATGGTGATGTTGCTACAATGGCTCAGGCAAGAGGATATAGTGTATCAGCAAGAGTGCACACATACCTGTGGGGGAACTTGATAGGTGTTTAGTCCAATAATATTAGCTGGAAAGTTTACAACAAAACTTACCGGTATAGATAATGAACAAATTAATAAAGATGTTATAGCTAGAAAAAATATGAAGCTAGATGATACACCTGGCAATACGTTCCAGGAGGATAGTTTTTATCCTGAGACATTAGCTTGCGATAAATTGATACATGAAGTAGACACTATTATTCAAAGAGAAATTAATCCTCACTTTAAAACAGATAATCAATGGGCTCATATTTTAGAGCCAAACGAATCAACTATGATCCATACTCACGATCGTCCAGGCGTGCCGCCTTGTTTAAGCTGGGTGTATTATAGTAAAACAGATCCTAAATGTGGTAACATTGTATGGCAAACTACTGTACATAATAAATTTGTTGTCATGGAAGAGACACCAGAAGTAGGAATGCTAATTATATTTCCTAATTGGATGCCTCACTTCACTAAGAAAAATATTAGTGGGAATACAAGGATATCTATTAGCGGTAATGCTATAGCAAAAGAAGAAGATTTTGAAAAAATAGGTAGGGATCCTAAGATGTTGTTAAACATAGTAGGAATCGTATCATAACCATAGGAGAAAAATGCCAGTAAAATTTAAACCAAGTGCCAAGACTGTTCAGAGAGGAACAAAAGTAGTAACAACAGAACACTTCTACATGAAGACAATGAGCAAGGAAGCCTTGTTTGAATATATTAACAGTAGTAATCCTATTAAGAAAAGAAGAGCAAAGTGCATTAGAGAACTTGAGAGAAGAGGAATTAAAATATCATGGGGGACCCAATAATGAAAAAATTTGAAAGCGGTAAAGTATACGCACACAACACAGGACATAGTTGTGCGTTTAGACAATGGAAAGCAGATAGTCATTGTAATTTAATACATGGTTATGCGTTACAGTTTGAGTTAACATTCGGTAGCGATAAGTTAGATAACAGAAACTGGGTAGTAGATTTTGGTGGTCTAAAAGAACTTAAAGAATGGCTCAAGTATATGTTTGATCATACCTATCTAGTTGCTACAGATGATCCACACTTTGATACATTCTTAGATTTAGAAACCAAGGGGCTGATTGATATGAGAGAAGTTGCAGCTGTTGGTTGTGAGAGATTTGCAGAGTTGACTTTTGATCGAGCTTCGAGTATAATAGAGAAATTATATGGTGATAGATGTTGGGTAGAGTCTGTTACAGTTAGAGAACATGAAGCAAATTCAGCAACAGTGAGGAGAGTAAATGCCTAACATAGATTATTCAGAGAAGATGCCAGGTACTATCTTTAGTTATGATAAAGATTTTTATACCGACGACTTACCAGATCCACAAGTAGATCCAGTATTGCCTGGAGCACGAGTACCATTAAAGAAAGTAGGTATTGCTCCCGTCGACTTGCCTGTAAGACTTAGAAGCAGAAGTGGTGGTGAAGATAAACTGCTACAGACTGAAGCAAGTCTTTATTGTTCTTTAGATGATCCAATGGCTAAAGGCCTCAACCTTTCAAGACTATATCTCATTATGCATGAGAAGATTAAAGACCAACTATCACTTGATGGTATGGAATCTGCATTGAAAGAATTAGCAGAAGGTCAAGGAACTAGGAATGCATATGTTAAACTTAGATTCAAATATCCAATGTATCAGGAAGCATTGAGAACTAGAAAGAAAGATAATCCTGATATGAAACAAAGAGGACACATTGCATACAAGACAGAATTAGAAGGACAGTATAGAGATGGGAACTACAAATGGTTTTTAACTATTGATTATGTTTATTCATCTACTTGCCCATGTTCTTTTGAGTTAGCACATGATGCTAGAGAGAAAAGAAATGCAGCAGCTAATGCTCATAGTCAGAGATCAATCTTAAAAGTTAAGGTAGCGTTTGACAGAAGCAAGGATAACATTGTATGGATAGAAGACTTAGTTGATCTATGTAGAGAGAACATTCCTACAGAAGTACAGATTGTTGTTAAGAGAAGAGACGAGCAAGCATTTGCAGAACTCAATGGAGCTAACTTATTGTTCAGTGAGGATGCTGTTAGAATTATGCATAGTGCATTAGATGGTTGGGTTGATCAGAATAAGATTGAAGACTTTAGCATCGTAGCCTCACACGAAGAATCACTGCATCCTTGGAATGCAATAGCAGTATCAACAGGCGGACATGGGATATTAGATTAATGGCTTACAAAAAGAAAACTTTAAAAGATATTGTTCTCGGTGGCATATATGAATACTTTGACACCAACGGTGATGTTGTCTATAGAGGATCAACTGAACACCAAGAGTTATATAAAGTTGATATGTACCATAGAGAAGGACATAAGTTTGTAAAGTTTAAATATAGCATGACAGTCTTTAGATCAAATCTAAGAAGACCAATTGCTGAAAAAAATGAATGGGATATCAGATGGGTGCAGGAACCTAAAGAGATGACTCGAGAGCAACTTCTAACTTTAGAAGGAGAGAAGATTCAAGAGATGATAGTAAATGCTCAATGTGCTTTTAATCATACACCAGACCCATTAGCAAGTTGGAAGAAATATAATGACTGATTTTAAATACGATAAGCATAAAAACTTTATTTGGGTAACCTTTCAGAAAGAAGGAATACACAAGTATCCACAAGCATTAACTGATCCAGAGCTAAAGGATGTATCCTTCTTAGGGTATCCTCATAGACATATGTTTCACTTTAGAGTAGAGATAGAAGTGTTCCATGATGATAGAGATATAGAATTTCTTTTATTTAAAAGAGAGCTAGAAGCATGTTATAGTAATGAAGGACCAATGTCTCTTAATTATCAGTCATGCGAAATGATAGCTAGAGAGTTAGCTAAATATATACAGACTAAATATCCTAACCGAGCATTAAGTATAAGTGTAGCAGAAGACAATGAAAACGGATGCAGGTTAGTGTGGGAATAAATTTATGCATAACTTCAAAGAATTCCAGGAGGCCAAAGACTGCGAGCCTAACACCATTGTGTGTAAGGGCAACAGTAGCGGTAACCAATGGACCATTAAAATGTGTGGACAGAACGCACAGAAGATGATGGGGTTTACTCCAGGACAAAACTTAACAGCTCAACAAGTTGATGAGCTTAAAGGTAAAAAGTGGGATGTTAGATATGCTGATAACATTGTGGCTAAGACAGATGGCCCAACATCATCAGGTAAAGCTGGCGTACCACAAAAAGACTAGAAATAGTTTAATTATATAATGAGGATATATTATGAAATTTTGTCATATCGCGCCTATGGCGCATTTGGACCTAGTAAAATCTAGGGACTGCCATTTAACTTTAGCTCATCTTATTGATGAGGGTCATCAAGACTACATAGACTTCTATCAAGAAGAATCAAAAACACCCAACTATCTCAACATAATGGATAACAGTGGCTTTGAGTTATACAAAGCTCAGCTACCTATGTTCGATCCACAGAAGCTAGTAGGCCTTGCAAAGAAAGTAAATGCAACACATATAGTGTTACCAGATCATCCTGCTCATCCAAGTATGGTAGGAATAGATGACGCTAAAAGATATGCTCCTGTATTCAAACAAGCTGGTTTTGGAACCTTCTTTGTTCCTCAAAGTGATATTGGAGACTTAGAAGATTTAATTACATCGTTTGCTTGGGCTGCGTCAAGTCCACTAATAGATTATATTGGTATCAGTATCTTAGCTGTACCAAATGCCTACCATTGTGAGACTGGAAATAAACTTCAGAGATTCAATGCTAGATGGAAGTTTATGAATGAGCTCTATGATAGAAACCTATTACAACTTGCTGCACAGAATGGAAAAAAGATTCATTTCTTGGGCATGGTTGATGGTCCTAATGAGATTACATTACTAAGAGATTTCCATATTGACACTTGGGATTCAAGTGCAGGTGTATGGGCTGGTCTTAATGGTGTAGGATTTGATCAATCACCAACAGGATTAAATGATGGAAAGTTTGAGAAGCATGTTGACTTTGAGGCTGAGATAGAGGATAGTACCTTCATTGCAATGGCAAAGAATAATATGAACTACATTGACCTTCTTGTTCAAAGATACAACCACACAGAAAGATTATGATTTATAGATTTAACGAAGATAAAATTCTAAAAGAGATTAGCGAGTATATTGAAAAGACATACTCATCTCATTATGTAAATGAGAAAGCTGGAACCAAGGATGAAGAAATTCAAACTATTGATGTCTGGAAGCAGATGGGTCAAGAGAAAGAAGCATGTCATTCTAATATTATTAAGTACGCAATGAGATATGGTAAGAAAGAAGGATACAATAAGAAAGACCTTATGAAGATCATTCATTATACTATATTGTTATGGCACTTCACGCAAGGAGAAGATAAGTGAGTATGAAACATATTATGTCGCCAACGATTCCAAAGAATCTATTGACGAATGTACAAGAAGGAGACAGTCAACCTAATGCTGTTGATCTTAGAGTAGACAAGATATTCAAGTTAAAAAATGAAGTCTTTTCTATTTCTGAATCAGAAAAGAAGCATAGAGGGTCTGTTGAAATAGAACCTGTAGATGGATCATGGACTCTGCAACCTGGAACATATGAGATTATTATGGAGAATATAGTAACCGTTCCAGAAGGATATGCAGGATGGGTGATCACAAGATCAACTCTTAACAGAAATGGCTTGTTCATAACAAGTGGTCTATATGACTCAGGTTACAATGGAGTAATGGCTGGTGCACTTCATGTAGAACATGGACCAGCAATAATCGAGAAAGGATCCAGAGTAGGTCAGTTCTTAATGTTTGAAGCAGAAACACTATCAATGTATGATGGTGATTACGGTGTGGGAAAGGAGCACGATAAAAAGTATGGAAATTAATATACCAATAGAAGAGCTACAGAAGAGATCGCTATTCATAGCAACTCCAATGTACGGCGGACAGTGTGCTGGAATGTATACTAAATCAGTAAATGACCTTGCAGCATTATGTATGCACTATGGAATCAATGCAAAGTTTTATTATCTATTCAACGAATCATTAATCACAAGAGCAAGAAACTATTGCTGTGACGAATTCTTAAGATCAGATTGTACACATATGATATTCATTGATGCAGATATCTCATTTAATCCTAATGATGTAATAACAATGTTAGCAATGCAAGATCCTGATGACACAAAGAACGAATATGATATTCTTTGTGGCCCATATCCTAAGAAATGTATTTCATGGGAAAAGATTACTCATGCAGTCAACCAAGGTATGGCAGATGAGAACCCAGAAGTATTATCTAAGTTTGTTGGTGATTATGTATTCAATCCTGTTGCAGGTGGAAACGAAATTCAACTAAGTGAACCTACAGAAGTACTTGAAGGTGGTACAGGGTTTATGATGATGACTAAGAAAGCATTGAACAACTTTAAAGAAGCGTATCCTAATATGATGTATAAACCAGATCATGTTAGAACAGAACACTTTGATGGATCAAGAGAGATTATGGCATTCTTTGATGCAGTGATTGATGATAAACAACTATTCATTGAAAAAGAATTAGAATTATTCTATAAAGAAAAGAAAGGCAAGCCTACTAAGAAAGAAGTATTAGACTTTGTAGCAGATAAACGAAATGGTAAACTAAGAGAATACTCTAATAGGTATCTCTCAGAAGACTATATGTTCTGTCAATGGGCTAGGCATGTTGGTATTAAAGTATGGCTATGTCCTTGGATAGAATTACAGCACATGGGCTCGTTCGTGTTTGGTGGTTCATTAAAAGACTTAGCTCAGATTGGAGCTCCAGCAACCGCTGATCCTAGTAAGGTTGGCAAAAACAAAAATATGTAGGAAATAATTATATTATGAAATTAAGTGAAAGTACAATAAATGTTCTAAAATCATTCTCAGTAATCAATACTGGAATAGAACTAAAGCCTGGTGATGTGTTGCAGACAATCTCACCGCAGAAGTCTATAATGGCTAAAGCAGTGTTGCCTGATACCATTCCAGCCGCTGGATGTTTTTATGAACTAAATCGATTCTTGGGGGTGCTAACTTTATTTGATAACCCCGAGCTAGACTTTGGTGAGAAGTTCGTAACTGTTAGGGATGCAAAAAGAAGTGTGAATTATACTTATGCGGATCCTCAAATGATAGTTACGCCACCTTCTAAAGAAGTTCAACTACCTCAAGTTGATGTGGAAGTTGATATCACATGGGCTGATCTTAGCAATACTCTTAGAGCTGCTAGCGTCATGTCCTTGCCTGAAATTGCAATTACTTCTGAAGGAGCTAATATTAACTTAGAAGCTATCAATAGTAAGAATCCAACTGCAGATAAGTACACAACTGTGATTGATAACAATGCAAGTGGAAAAGTATTCAAAGCTGTCTTCAAGCTAGAGAATATGAAGATTATGAATTATGATTATAAAGTAGAATTATCTTCTAAAGGTATAGCTAAATTCCAATCGTTAAATAATAAGACTTGGAAGGACGAAAAAGTCCAGATGCAAGACGGACCTATATTAACATATTGGATAGCAACCGAACAGGGTAGCTCTACATTCGAGTCATAGCATATGCAAGAATTTTTATGGGTTGAAAAATATCGACCACAACTATTGGCAGACTGTATTCTACCAGATGAACTAAAGAATACATTCCAACAATTTGTAAATCAACAAAACATTCCGAACTTATTGTTGTCTGGTTCTGCAGGTGTGGGTAAGACAACGGTAGCAAAAGCTATGCTAGAAGAATTAGACGCTGACTACATTGTAGTTAATGGATCTCTTCACGGCAACATTGATACTCTTCGAAATGAGATTATGAACTTTGCTACTACCGTGTCCTTTAGTGAAGGAAGAAAGTATGTTATCTTAGACGAAGCAGACTATCTCAATCCACAAAGTACACAACCCGCACTTAGAAACTTCATGGAAGAATATTCTAAGAACTGTGGATTCATCTTAACTTGTAATTTCAAAAATAGGATCATAGAGCCACTACAATCTCGTTGTAGTGTGATCGACTTTGTCTTTCCAAAGAAATTAGCCCCTTCGCTGGCCGGTAGTTTTTTTAATAGAGTCAAAACTATTTTAGATCAAGAGCAAGTTAAGTATGATGAAAAAGTACTTGCAGAAATTATACAACGACACTTCCCGGATTGGAGAAGAGTACTCAATGAATTACAGAGATATTCTGCGACAGGGATCATTGACATAGGCATACTTGCTAACTCCTCTCAGAACGCGTTTAATTCGCTCCTAGCCCTACTAAAAGACAAGAAGTTCAGCGACATGCGTAAGTGGGTAGGTCAGAACATAGACAGTGATCCCACAAGCATTATGAGACAGCTATACGATCATGCAAATGATAAAGTGACACCAAGTTCAATACCTCAATTAGTATTACTAATTGGAGAATATCAATATAAATCAGCCTTCGTAGCAGATCAAGAAGTCAACCTAGTTGCATTCTTAACTCAAGTTATGGCAGAGGTTGAATTTAAGTAAAAGGAGAAAGGATGCCATACATAGATAAAACACCAGTCGAGTCAGTTAAGACAGCTTTAGAACTTTGGAGAGGGGTAATGGATGACCCTAACATAGATGGCTATAATGGATTTGCTTGTAAGAAAAAGATTTACGAAACATTATGGGCAGCAGAAAAAGCACTGAAAGAGTCAACGGTGTACCATGGTGAAGAAGAATGGCTCGAAGAAAATCATAAGGATTAAATATGATAACAGTAGCAGTACTCGGTAACGGGTTTGTTGGTAATGCAACAAGATACTATTTGGAGAAGTACTGTCCTAATGTCACTGAGGTATTAGTTGAAGATCCAGGACAGGACAAATATATTACGGATATGGAATGGGCTCACCCAGCATATGCATTTATATGTGTACCAACTAATTTAGATGGAGATAAACTAGCACTTGATTATGTCTACCAAGCATTAGATAGAATACAAGATGCTGCTCCATTTGCTATTCCAGTTATTAGAAGTACACTAGGACCTGACCTTGTCGATTTAATATTAGAAAAGTATGCCAAAATTGATCATAACTTTATCATTTGGCCTGAATTTTTAAGAGAAGATCATTGGGAGACTGACGTCAACGACAAAACTATTCCAACTGTATTAGGTGGTAACTCTGAAACATTTATGAATTTAATATTACCACATGATGAAAAAGTAATCTATCAATGTAGTTTGCACGAAGCATGTATTATGAAGATGTCTAGGAATGCTATGCTAGCCGCTAAGGTTGCTCAAGCCAACATGCTGTGGCAACTTTGCAAAAGATATAGCTCAAGCTATACAATGGTTACATCATTTTTAAAACATGATGGATGTTTAGGTGACAGTCATTGGAATGTTCCAGGACCAGATGGTAGGTTTGGTTTTGGTGGTAAATGTTTACCAAAGGATACTACTCATTATAATAGTCTTTATTTTAAAAATGAAAAGGGTGATGGTCTTTATGATAAAGTCCTAGAGTTTAAGCACGACTATTATGAAACCGTTTGATTTTGTAAACAGTATTAACTTCACCAAGAAGAACTTGATGAAGAATACAGAGAACGACGAGTTAGCTGAGAAAGGTTATGCTCCTTATCTTACTAACAAATCACTATCTTACTTTACTGATACACTACTATATGCTAACGAAATGAATCGTTACCACTTCCTAGATAACAAGTTGCAATATGAGTTTTATCTAAATACTCTTCGTAAGAAGAAAAGATTTGCGAAGTGGGCGAAAGCAGACAGTAATGATGAGATAATGATGATTCAAGAGTATTATAAATGCTCACCTCAAAAAGCTAAAGCTGCCCTAAACATTCTCTCCACTGAGCAAAAAAATATTATTAAAAGCAAAATGGAAAACGGAATTAAAAATGATTAGTATAGAATCATTAATTGAAGTCACATTAAAAGAACCAGACGACTTTCTAAAAGTTAAAGAAACACTTACAAGAATAGGTGTAGCTAGCAAAAAAACTCAGACACTGTTTCAGTCATGTCATATACTTCACAAGCAAGGAAAGTATTACATCGTTCACTTTAAAGAGCTATTTGCATTAGACGGCAAGCAGACTGATATGAATGATGACGACACCTCAAGAAGAAATACAATAGCCAAGTTATTACAAGAATGGGATCTCGTATCAATTGTAATCCCTACTCAAATAGAACCTGCAGATAGCATGTCATCTATTAAAGTAATTCCTTTCAGCCAAAAATCTGAATGGGAATTGGTAGCCAAATATAATATTGGCAAAAAGAAATAACCAATCAAGGAGTCGGTTGACCCACCTGGCCGGCCTGCAAGCGGTAACCGGCTCCGCCTTATTTAAAAAAAACTGTTGACTTTTAATAGTTAGCCACCATATAATATATAAATAGTTATGTAGTGCTCATAGGGAGGCTACAAACTTTAATCTTCGCTTAATGAAAGGAGGAAACATGACTTTATACGAAGAACCATTCGGTCGCATGAGACCATTCGGTGTCGGCTTTGACGAGATGTTCAAAAGACTCGACGCAATTCACAACCAACCAAACGGTAATTATCCACCATACAACATAATTAAGTTGTCTGACGATAAATTTATCATTGAGATAGCAGCAGCTGGGTTTAATAAGAAGGATTTTGATATCACTCTTAAAGACCAATCTCTTAAGGTGATGGCCACAAAAAATACTGAAAAGGAACAAGAGTTTGTTCACAAAGGTATAGCTGGTAGATCATTTGATAGGACATTTGCTTTAGCAGAATATGTTGAAGTGGAAGATGCTGGTTACACTAATGGTATATTAAACATCCATTTGAAAAGGGTCATCCCTGAAGAAGAAAAACCAATTGAAATAAAAGTCAAGTAAACTGTTGACTTTATAATATTGATTATGGATAATGGGGCCATAGATAACTATGGCCTTATTTTATTGACTGAAGTTTAGTGAGTCAGTGACGTTCTCTAAAGAACCTGCTTTCATCATTAAATCAAATTCAATCCAAAGGTTTGCTATTCTGGTCATGGTATATATCTCCTAATGTATAAGTATATATATTATAATGACCTTTGAGGGAATAAATTATGGCAAAAAAAATTAAGGATTCTCAGTTTTTATTAAAAATAAATAGAGAAGACAAATACGAATTCATCGATCTTTGTGATGAGCTTGACATATCGGCAAGTAGTCAAGTACGTTCAATGATCAAAAACTTTGTAAAGGAGAATAAAAATGGATCTAATAAAACTTAGAGAACAATTAACAATTGATGAGGGCAAGGTACTAGAAGTGTATCATGATCACCTTGGCTTACCTACTGTGGGCATTGGTCACCTTATTTTAGANAGTGACGAAGAATATGGAAAGCCTCTTGGAACACCAATCACAGAAGAAAGATGTGTAGAGTTATTCGAGAANGATGTACAAACAGTCATAGATGACTGTATAATTCTTCATGAGGCTTGGGACGGATACCCAGAAGAAGTAAAGCAAGTGATTGCTAACATGATGTTTAATATGGGAAGAACAAGACTTACAGGTTTTAAAAAGCACGTAGCTGCTTTACAGTGTGGCGATTGGAAAACTGCTGCAGTAGAAGGAAGAGATAGTAAATGGTATCGTCAAGTTACCAATAGAGCTGAAAGGCTAATGGAGAGATTAGAGAATGCCTAATTTAGTAACAGCACTGATCGCAAAGTATAATGGCGACGTAATGGTAGCAAGGGCTAATATTCAAAACTTATTAAACAATACAAATGGTGTTGCTGATCATCCAGACGTAGTAGGAACATTAGATGAGCTAATTCATCAATTAGCATCTGCAGAGGAAAAACTTAGTACTGCTCTTAAATTAGAACAAGATACAGAATTCTTATCTGAGTAAATTATGTTAAAATGGCTTAACGGTGACGTTAGCGACAAAGGTAAGATAGGCATAACATTTGGAGCTTTTGATTTACTACATGCTGGTCATGTAGCAATGTTAGCAGAAGCAAAACAAAACTGTGACTATCTTATTGTTGGCTTACAGAATGACCCCTCGGTAGATAGGCCCGAGAAAAATCAACCTATCCAATCTATCTTTGAAAGACAACTTCAAATCACTGCATGTCGATTTGTAGACGAAGTTGTTGTTTACAATACTGAGAATGATGTGTTAGATATACTTAAGGCATTACCAATAGATGTTAGAATTATTGGTAGTGACTATCTTAAAAAAGATTTTACAGGCAAGCAATATTGCGTTGACTCTGATATCGAAATAGTGTATAATAACCGTGATCATTCATTCAGTACAAGTGAACTAAGAGATAGAGTAAAGAACCATTGAAATTTTATACAAACATCCAACAATACAATAATGTTATCCTTGAGAGATACATAGAGGATGGTGTACAAAAGCAACGCGAGATTCCATATCAACCTACACTGTATATTCATACAGTAAAACAATCACCATTTAAAACAATCAAGGGTGAAGTTGTTGAGCCTCGTGGGTTCAATAGTATTAAAGAAGCAAGAGACTTTATTCAATCACATGAAAGAGTATCCAACCAACCTGTATATGGCATGCAACAATTTGCATATGCTTATATCAATGAAGAATATCCTACAAGAGAATTTGACTTCAACCAGATGTCTATTCTTAACTTTGATATTGAGACCAAGTCAGATGAAGGATTCCCTGACATCTCAGTAGCTGATAAAGAAATATTATCTATTGCTCTTAGATGTAAAGGTCAATCATATATTCTTGGATGCGGTGAATACAAAACTAGTGGTGAAGACATTTATGTTAAATGTGTAAATGAGACAGACTTACTTCATAAATTTATTAACCTATGGGTTGATCTGAACCCTGATATTATTACTGGATGGAACATTGAGCTTTTCGATATTCCATATACAGTCAATAGAATAAACAGAAGATTATCTAAAGAAGCAGCTCAGCGTTTATCACCATGGGGCATTGTAAAACAAAGAACAATACCTACTGCTCAGAATCAAGCACTTGGAAGAGATGCACCACCTAATGCTAAAGATATAGTTGGCATAACTTGCTTTGACTATATGAACTTATTTAAGAAGTTTACATACACTCAACAAGAAAGCTATGCATTAGATTATATTGGTCAAGCAATACTCGGAGAGAAGAAATTAGACTATTCAGAGTATGGATCCTTGAACGAACTATACAAACAAAATTATCAGAAGTTCTTGGACTATAACATTAAGGATGTCGTACTTGTTGAGCGTTTAGATGATAAAATGAAACTATTAGAGCAGGCATGTACTATTGCTTATGATGCTGGTGTAAACTTAGTCGACTCATTAACGTCAGTGCGAATGTGGGATGTTATTATTCATAACTTCTTAATGCAGAAAAATATAGTAGTACCACCTAAAGGTATTGGAGAAAAAGAAAACCAAGTAGAAGGAGCTTATGTAAAAGATCCACAAGTAGGAATGCATGACTGGGTGGTATCATTTGACTTGAACAGTTTGTATCCTCACTTAATAATGCAATACAATATTTCACCAGAAACATATGTAAGACATATAGGTCAGAGACCTACAGCAGACGAGATCATTGCAGGCCTGTATAACCAAGATAATATTAAACAATTTATGAAAGAACATAATGTTACAGTATGTGGTTCAGGTGCAATGTACACAAAAGATTTCCAAGGGTTCTTGCCCAAGTTAATGGAAAGTATGTATAACAACCGTGTCGAATGGAAGACACGAATGATCGAGGCTCAGAAAAAATATGAAAAAACTCCCACACGTGAATTGGAATACGAAATCGCTAAATGTAACAATATGCAGATGGCTAAAAAGATCCAACTTAATTCAGCATATGGCGCGCTTGGTAACCAATACTTCCGCTTTTTTGACACTAAGTATGCTGAGTCTATTACACTCAGTGGTCAGCTATCCATTAAGTGGATGGAAGTCAAACTCAACGAATTCCTCAATAAGAAATTGGGTAACAAAGACAAAGACTATGTACTTGCTGTTGACACAGATTCATTATATGTTGGTCTTGATGAGCTTGTCACTAAATCTAAAATCGATACAACAGACACTAACAAAGTTATCAACTTCTTGGATCGTTTGGCCACTGAAGTCCTTGAACCATTTATCGATAAAGGCTATAGAGAGCTTGCAACGTATGTAAGTGCGTATGAACAAAAGATGGTAATGAAGCGAGAAGCTATTGCCAATAAGGCTATATGGACAGGCAAGAAGCATTACATCATGAATGTATTTGATAACGAAGGCGTTCGTTATGCTGAACCTAAACTTAAAATGATGGGCATTGAATCAGTTAGATCAAGCACGCCTGCTGTTGCAAGAAAAGCTATCAAGGAAGCGCTAGAAGTTCTAATGAACGAAGGTGAGATGGCTTTAAGAGATTATGTAAATGACTTTGAGAAACTGTTTGTTGAAATGCCATTTGAAGATGTAGCGTTCCCTAGAGGTTGTCGTTATATTGGAAAATGGTCTGATGCTAGTAGCATCTATAAGAAGGGAACACCCATTCATGTAAGAGGTGCATTGTTATATAATAAAACTATTAGAGATATGAAGTTGGACAAGAAGTACGACTTAATCCAAGAAGGTGAAAAGATTAAATTTTGTTATATGAAACTTCCTAATCCAATTAGAGAAAATGTATTAGCTGTTCCAAAAGTACTTCCTTCTGATTTAATGATGGAGCAATACATAGATTATGAGAAACAATTCAGTAAAACATTCAAAGAACCTCTTAATAACATATGCGAAGCAATAGGCTGGAGTATTGACAAACAGGCTACTTTGGATCAATTCTTCGTATAAATACTATAAGATCCGAGAGGTATTAACATGGCAAGCAAAAATAACATAGATTTATCAACATTTGATTTTGGTTTTAGCGTAGTAGACGAAGATGAACTGTCTGCCGTACAATCAGTTAAAGTTGAAGCAGCAGCTGCATCAGATACAGCTGCCCAATGGAAAGATCAAGCAGAAGAATGGAAAGCAAAAACAAATGCTATCTACGATGCTGTCATTCCACTACTAAACAATTTACAATCCAACGAAGACAAAGAATATATCTACTGGCCTAACCGTTCAGTAAAAATTGATTCTTTCAAATTAAAACTTCAACAATTATTAAATGATTAATTACTTAGCATTCCTAACTTCATTGTTAGTGGCTGGGGTTGCCGCATGGTTTTCTGTAATAGGATTGGCAACTATCTTTTCTGGATCATTTTGGCCAGTGGTAATTATGGCCGGTGCGCTAGAGGTCGGAAAATTAGTCACCGCCGGATTTCTCCATATCCGTTGGAGTGACATTAACAGAGCTATGAGATATTATTTAATGACTTCTGTTGTAGTTTTAATGTTGATAACATCTTTAGGTATATTTGGATTCTTAGCAAAAGCTAATATTGAGCAAAACCTTCAGGGTGACGCATACTCATTAGAAATGTCTATTATAGATAAGAGAATAGAATCTAAAGAGTCACAGTTAAAAAGATTAGAAGATAGACTAGGTGGTTTAGACTACATTATTGATACAGCAAGACCAGAAGATAGAAACTATATTGACAGAAGACAAAGAGATGAAAGAAAAGAAATAGCAGAAGCTGTTGACCCCTTAGTGGATGATATAGTACAATTGAATCAAGAGAAGCTACCATTCCAAAGACTTCAATTAGAACAAGATGGAGAGATTGGACCTATTAAATATGTCGCTGAAATGATATATGGTGAAGAAGCAGAAAACAAAATAGACGATGCTGCTAGAATATTAATATTATTAATTATATTTGCATTTGATCCATTAGCTGTATTATTATTAGTAGCAAGTTTAGGAATAATAGCAAAAAGTAGGGATCCACACCAACCAATGAGAGTTGGAGATATGGCAGGTTTAGTTGGCATCTCAAAAGATAAAATAGAACTAGATAACAAAGCTAGAGACGAAGCATTAAAGCTCAAGAGAAAAATATTTCCTAAAGAATAAAGGTAACAAATTATATTATGTGTAGTATTGAAGGTTTTACAACACCACAACCATTTACAATAGAACAATTTACTAAGTTAAACAAAGTTCGTGGTCCAGATGATACTAATTTCTTTAAAGATGATCAAGTTAATTTTGGTCATAACTTATTAAAAATATCACCTAACGATTCCCCAAGTGTACAGCCATATGTTACAGAGAACGGTAATGTTCTTACATACAATGGTGAGATATACGGTCTTCCAGAAGGGACTTGGGATACTAAGTGGCTTGCTGATAGAATAGAACAGAAGGGTATTAGTTCATTAGCTAACAATGTTAATGGTATGTGGGCATTCTCTTGGTATGAGCCTAGAAAAGGAACTATTACACTCTGCAGAGATCATTTTGGAGTAAAGCCATTATATTATATGGAGCAATTTGGTGATTTATTTTTTAGCTCTACTCAAAAACCTTTATATGCTGTCCTTAATCAAGACAATTTATTAGAAATAGATAAAAAGAAATCAAATTTATTTGCACATTCAGATAGGTTTGGTATTGGAAGATTGACACCATGGGCACATATTAACAGAGTATGTCCAGGTCAAATTATAGAATATAGTTTAGACAAGAAAGCAATCACTAAACTATCATCTTTATGGGATTTCAAAAAGAAGATCGATATGCATTTGAAATGGGATCCTGATGAATTTGAAACTATACTTGTGAAGGCTTTTAATGAAGTATACGATGCTGGTCCAAATCTTAAAAAAACAATATCATTAAGTGGTGGCCTTGATTCAACCTTAATAGCATCTGTACTTAAAGATAGAGAGAATCTAAGTGCCGTTAGCTGTTCGTTTGAAGATAATGGACATGAGGGATCGAACACATACAACTCTTATATGTTATCAGAATCCGAATTAGCTGAACAAACTGCCAAAGAATTTAACATTCCATTCTATAAGTCTGTCGTAAAAGAAAAGTTTGACACTGAAGAGGCTTACAAAGCATTGGGTGCACCAATATGGGATCACAATAGAATTGTTCCAAGATATGAAACTGTAAAAAAAGCAGCGCAACAAAAAGAAAAAGTATTNATTGTGGGTGATTGTGCTGATGAATTGTTAACAGGATATAATGGNGATTTCAACAGCTTCTATCCAAGACCAAGTCATTATCATAACTTTGGAAAAGAATGGCTTGCAAGTAGGCCACATGGTTTAGGTGATGAGTATTTAAAGTATTGTCCAATTAATGTATTTGGTAACGATTGGATTAATAATGTATTGTTATGGAGGACAATGACTCAAGGTGATGGATTCTGTACAGTAGCAGACCATCTTGCTGGTAGCTTTGGAATGGAGAGCAGGGTACCATTCTTACATCAAGAGTTGGCAATGTACATATTAAGCATTCCAGGTGTAGACAAACTCCGTGTTCCATTTAATTACAAGGACCATTCGATGATCTCTCCAAATGATAATAAAGTAGTGGTAAATCGAAGAGAACAAAGATTTTGGAGAATGGGCAACTATAAAGGAGTCTTAAGAGACCACATGAGAAAATTCTATCCAGAACATGTAATAGACAGAAAAAGAAAAATAGGTTTTGCTAATCCTTGGGACGCAAGAGATCATAAAAAAAATATTAAAATAGGTAAACAAAATTTACATAAAGTATATAATTTAATGAAACAGTTGACCTTATAAAGCTAATACAGTATAATGGTCTAACATATGGAGGAAAAATATGGGTAATTTCTTTAATAACTTCGTGGAAGATTTAAAAGACGAAGATACAACCTTGGCCAGCTCAGGTAAAGCAGCTAGCGAATTCAGCGGTACAATTGATACCGGTTCATACTTACTTAATGCATTGCTTAGTGGATCCATTCATGGTGGTATTCCTAACAACAAGATTACAGCATTTGCTGGAGAGTCTGCAACAGGTAAGACGTTCTTTGTCATGGGATGTCTCAAAGCATTCTTGGACGCAAATCCAGATGCTGGTGTAATGTATTATGATACAGAAGCAGCTGTGACTAAAGACATGATGGAGCAAAGAGGTATCGACACTAATCGTGTAATGATATCTGAGCCTCAGACAATCCAAGAGTTTAGAACTAAAGCATTNAAAGCNATTGAACTATATGAATCAACACCAAAGGATAAGAGACCACCTTTTATGTTTGTGTTAGATAGTTTAGGTTTATTGTCTACTACTAAAGAGTTAGAAGACATTAGTGATGGTAAAGAAACAAGAGATATGACTAAAGCTCAGGTGATCAAAGCAGCGTTCAGAGTACTAACTTTAAAGCTAGCCAGAGCAGGTATACCAATGTTAGTAACAAACCACGTATACGAGGTTATAGGAAGTTATATCCCTATGAAAGAGATGGGTGGTGGTTCAGGTCTTAAGTATGCAGCAAGTACTATTGTATATCTTGGTAAGAAAAAAGAAAGAGATTCTAACAAAGATATTATTGGTAATATCATTAAGTGTACTACATTCAAATCAAGACTATCAAAAGAGAATCAGAAAGCAGAAGTGCTATTGACTTATGATAAAGGACTTGACAAATATTATGGTATGATTGAACTAGCTATTGAGGCTGGTTTATTTGAGAAGAAGGGGTCCAGAATACAAGCAGGTGAAAAGTCAGTGTATGCTAAACAAATTTTAGCTAACCCTGAACAATACTTTACACCAGAGATAATGGACGTATTAGATAAATTTGCACAGGAGAAATATAGTTATGGAACAACCGGATCCGAAATGGCATCTGAGGATATCATTACTGAAGAGCTTTCTTAGAATAGGAGCAGGCTGGTATCTTCTTTTAGGTTCATTCTTTATGGCTGGACTAGCATTAATCATAGCTGAGATATTAGGGATAGTAGAAGAGTTGGTATGAGTATACTAGATGTTAAGCATCAAGGTTTATTCAGTGTTGACTTTTTAAGATTTGTTTTAGATCTCGACCATCAGGCAATTGCTGATTATACTATTGAGCATCAGAAGAAATGGAATTCATATACCTCGTATCATAATCCAAAAATAAATGAAGATTGGAAACAAGGTTTACCTGGTAGAGAGAAATTTGAAAAAGTTGTCAAAGAAGCTGCAGATGAATATGTTGAGAGAACAGGTAGAAGAAAGTTTGATCTAAAAACAAAAGGATGTTATTTAGACTATTGGGCTAGCATATACAGGAAGGGCGATCATCACGGATCACATAACCATCCAAACACATTAATTGCCGGAACATATTATCCTCAAACAGGAAGTAAATCTAATCCTATTGTTTTAGAAGCACCGTGGAGAGCTCAGACAATGCATGATACAATGTCAGCAGACAAGGCTGTCTTTACATATAAACCGAATGCTGGGGATATGATATTGTGGCCATCGTGGGTATGGCATAGAGTTAATCCACAAAAAGTAGAAATGGATGTAGATAGAATAGCAATATCATTTAATCTGGACTACGGTAGATATCATATGGGAGGTATCAATGATTGAGAACCAAATATTACAAGGATTGATTAATGACGAGAGTTATACTCGTCAAGTCATGCCTTTCTTAAAATCAGAATACTTTGTTAATCCTGATCAAGCATTAATATTTAAAATAGTTTCAGAATATTTTGAAAAGTATAATGCATTGCCAACTAAGGCAGCATTAGATATTGAAATAAATCAAGTAGGCGGGTTTGATGAGAAGACAATTAAGTCTGCAGAAGATATTGTATCTTCTTTCGCTACAAGTGAAGCTGATGATTGGTTAGTAGACCAAACTGAGGCATTTTGTCAGGACAAAGCTATTTACAACGCCATTATGGGTGGCATTGATATTATAGAAAAGGATCCAGAATCAAAAGGTGCATTACCTGGAATGCTGCAAGAAGCACTACAAGTAAGTTTTGATAATAGTGTAGGTCATGACTTTATAGAAGATGCAGATACTAGATACGACTTCTATCATCAAGTTGAATCTCGTGTTCCTTGGGACATAGATTTACTTAACAAAATCACNAAGGGTGGAATACCCAATAAGACACTTAATATTATTATGGCTGGTACCGGTGTAGGTAAGTCATTGTTTATGTGTCATATGGCTGCAGCCAATATTGTAGAAGGCAAAAATGTCTTATACATTACAATGGAAATGGCCGAGGAAAGGATAGCAGAAAGAATAGACGCTAACCTATTGGATGTAAGTATGGAAGAACTTAATATCATACCAAAGTCTGGTTATGATAAGAAAATGGATAGACTTAAGAAGAGATGTACAGGTAAATTGGTTATTAAAGAATATCCTACTGCAAGTGCTAACTCTAACCATTTTAGACACCTCTTACAAGAATTAAGAATTAAAAAGAACTTTAAAGCAGATGTAATATATATTGACTATCTTAATATATGTGCATCGTTTAGAGTAAGAGGAGGAGCAAATGCAGGATCGTATGCCATTGTCAAAGCGATTGCAGAAGAACTACGAGGACTGGCTGTGGAATTCAACGTCCCAATCATCAGTGCAACACAAACAAACAGAACTGGGTTCTCGTCTTCTGATATTGGTCTGGAGGATACGTCGGAGAGTTTCGGTCTACCGGCAACGGCTGATTTCATGTTGGCAATCTCGCAAACAGAAGAACTCGAAGCCCTCAACCAATACATGGTCAAACAATTAAAGAACAGATACGCTGATCCAGGTTTCCATAGGAGATTTGTAGTAGGTGTAGATAAAAGTAAAATGAGATTGTTTGATGTAGAGCAATCTGCGCAGAAAGAATTAGTCGATGATACTCCATTGTTTGGAGCACAAGCAAATACAGGAAAAGACATGAAAAGTCTATTTGATGATTTTAAATGAAAATAATTAGTACATATGCAGGACACGAATCTAGTATAACATTTTATGTTGATGGAAAAATTACTGTTGTTGAATTAGATAAGCTAGTTGGACAAAAGTATTTTAGCATGGACTCTATGTCTATAGTAGAAAGCAGTGAGTTATTGGATTTAGCTATGAAGGTAGCTAATGTTGAAAACGATTTTGATATATGGATCAATGGATCCTATAGTGGAAGAAGAAACGGTACATTAGCACATGATAAGTTTGATGGTATTATAAACTATAAAAGATCAATATGGGGTCCAGGTCATCATCTATGTCACGCTCACAGTGCATATTGGCAATCTGGAATGGACAATGCATTTTTAATATCTTCTGATGGAGGTGGCAATGATGGGTATTTTAATATGTATTATTGTACTAAAAAAACAGGCCCACAACCAAATGAACAAATTGATAGATTTGATTTTGGTACAATTTATTCATTAATTGCATCTACAATACCACAAATAGGTAAAAAGACAACTTGGATATATGATGTACCAGGTAAAGCAATGTCGCTTGCTTCTACTTTAGAATTACCAACAGACGAAAAATTGTTAGATATAGTCAGGAAACTTTACTCAGAATTTACAAATCGTAGACACACTATAGAATTTAGTAAACACACTGGGATGATGGACGAGGATGAAAAAGCAATTGAGTGGTGGCAATCTAATTTATCCATGTCAAAAGGCAAGACAAAGCCTGCTACATTTAAAAGTGAAAGGTTAGGTTATAGGGTTGCTGCAGCAAATCAAAGTGTGTTCCAAGAAAAATACTATAATGTAATAAATGATAGACAATATAATATTGGCAAACTANATGATAATATTATACTTACAGGTGGNTGTGCTCTCAATATTATAAACAATCAATTTATCCAAGATGCAGGATTCAATGTTTATGTGCCACCTAATCCTACAGATGGTGGATTGTCGTTAGGTGGATTATTTTGGTATCTACATTTAATAGGTGTTGAAATACCTCAGCAAGATTATAAGTTTAGTGGAATACCTTTAATAGAAAATAAAAAATTTAGAAAGAAAAGAAAAACACCTATAAAGACTATAGCTAAAATGCTACAAGAAGGAAAGATACTTGGTATAGTGGAAGGGAATGCTGAATTAGGACCAAGAGCTTTGGGTCATAGATCAATTATATGTGATCCAAGCATAAGAGGTATCAAGGATGATATTAATAAAATTAAACATAGAGAAGAATACAGACCATTTGCACCCGTGATCTTAGAAGATATGTTTGATGAATACTTTGAAAGAAGTAATAAGAATAACTTAGAAAGCATGTCATATGCAATAAAAGCTAAGATTAAGTTTGAGAGGAGCTTTAGTGCTGCATGTCACGTTGACGGTACTGCTAGAGTTCAAATTTGTGATGATAAAGATTCAACGGTATATAAACTGTTGACAGAAATTGGTACGCCGTTACTGAATACATCTTTTAATGATAATGGATACCCCATAGTATCCAGCATTGAAGATGCTTATATGATGTTGCCATCGTTAGATGGTATTGTGATTAATGGCGTATTGATAACCGAGTAGGCATAGTATAAATATCTCTACTCAGAGCCCGCAATTCTCACGAGTTGCGGGTTCACTTTTTCTGAGTTAATTTCACTTAACCTGTTGACTTTTAATGGTATATTTGGTATAATGGATGTATAATTTGATAAAGTAAGGAGTATAAATTATGATAAGAATATTAGGAAACCAACCAGAACCAACATTAGTAGAGTCTGGCATGACAATATCTGACTTTGAAGTTAGAACAAAAAGTGAGTTAACATTTGAACAAGGCAAGCAAGTTGTTGCTGAGTACATTAAATCTAACCCAGTATTGGAAGGATGTCAGTTTGATATTGATGATCCAATGACTGTAGGAATATATCCTAGTAAAGCAGAGAAAGGTGAGTTTAACTTTGATGATTTAGTTACTAAATTAGAGTCAATGGGCTTTTATGGTAAAGCTGCTGGTTACTACACACCACAAGCAAGTTTCAACTTTTAAGGAGCAATATGAAAAAACTAACCCCAGAAGAAATAGTCGAGCAAATATGTAGGCTCGACTCTGTCGATCTAGTTAAGATCGGAGATGAGGCCCAGCGTAAAGGAATGGCTGGAAAATTAATCAATGTAATAGAAGCAGCCGCTATGGAGGCCTCTATTCCAAGAATGTTAGATAAGAACTCAAGAGGAGTACAATAATGGCATTTGCAACTCATCGTAATACTAAAAACGATATGACGTTTGAACAAGCAGATCGTCAACAATATAAATCACATCAGCAACAAGTAAAGTTTTTTAAGAATGCATACTTCTTGTTAATGGAAAGAGGCGAAAACGATGCAGCTCATTATATGGATATGATTGCAGACTGGATAGAAGATGAGAAGAAACCTTTGGATCCAGAAAACGTAGCTAGAATTTTAGGACTATAATTATGAAAAACTTTGAGATCCTCGCACAAGAGGTATGGGCAGCTAAGAGTATTGGGGAAAAGAAAACAATACTAGTAGAGATGGTTATGGACTTTACACATAAAGATAAGACTACAAGTTTCTTACAAGCTATATCCAACCTTACCAGCCTTGCTAAAGCTGATAAATTAGCATCAGATATTATGTTACGAGACACTGATAGGGTGATAGGATAATAATATGAAACTAAGCAACTTTGATAAAAACTTTTTACCTTTATGGTTTACATTAATTATGATGTTAGTTTTATCATTTGCACATCCTGTAAAAGCATTTGATATTAATGGAGATGTATTTTGCTTAGCTAAGAACATATACTTTGAAGCTGGTAACCAACCAGAAGCTGGAAGGCTTGCAGTTGGTCTAGTCACTCTTAATAGAGTTGATATGAAACAATATCCAGACACAGTATGCGAAGTAGTAGAACAAGGACCGACAATGATAAACTGGAAAGGTAATGTATTACCTATCAGAAACAAATGTCAATTCAGTTGGTTTTGTGATGGCAAATCAGACTTTCCAGAAGATAGTNAAACTTTTGAGGAATGTTTAATTATAGCCAGGCTATTAATGGAAGATGTGGTTTATGACTTTACAGATTCTTCAAGTCATTATCATAACGATACTGTCCACCCTTACTGGGCAGACCACTTGAAGAGAACAGTCACTATAGACAATCACATCTTCTATAAATAATCATATGGCTAATATTAATAACGAATTTGTAGATGTTATAGAAAAAGTACTCGGAGGAGCTCGAGAAATTCCTAATGTGAGTATGAAATATGGTAAACCAAAAAGTGGTCAATTGAAAGTAGCATCCAAAGACCTAGCAACCTTTACAAAATTATATGGCTCAAAACCCAAGACGTTTGGTATTGGTTATGGAGAAGTTGCTTTATATTGGATGTATAACTACATTGAAGAAAATAGAAATGCTGATTCTGGTAAACTCGAAAAAGAAATAATTAAACTTAATCAAGGTGGAAACCAACCTGACTTAAAGTATGGATCAAGCACCATGCTAGAGATTAAAGCATATAAAGACTTTAAAGATGTAAGTTTGGGAAGATTTGAGGACTCACTAAAAACATTTAGAGAACTTGTTGCCCCTATCTTAGGTGTAAGAAATATATTAGTATCAGGTTTTGTTGATATAATGAGGATGAATTATGGTCAACTAGTAGAAGCATCAGAAGTATTTTGTGAGATGAGGACTGCTGTTAAAGATGCCAAACTTGATGAAAAATATGATATCTTTAAAGAGATGGGAAAAAGATTTGATGAATTTGATAAATTAGCAAAGTCTGTTGGGTTAGGCGAATGTGCTTTTGATCCAAAAAACCCAAGATTGGGTGGAAAGGAGATTGCATATAGATTAGCTCAGTATGCAGTTATATCAGCAACAGCTAAGAAGCCTGGCAAAGGACAGTTTATGGTAAATGTATCTGGAGCTAAAGGCGTGTACGATAACGCAAATGGAATTAAGTATTTTAAAATTGATCAATCAAAGATTACGACGGATCCTAAAGTTTTAGATAAAGGATTAAATTTTGCAGGAGGAGCATTCAAAGTTAAGTTTGAAACTGTAATGCCACTATAATGGAAAAAGCGACTAAAAATACTCACTTAAATCATATGGAAGATAATATCTTCCTTGGTCACATTGAAGGTACTAGAGAAGCTGTACATTTTATTAGATCCTTCAGAGACCTACTTCAAGGACAATCTCAAAGAGCATTACAAACGAGTGTGAAGTGGGATGGTGCTCCAGCTATATGGGTCGGACCACATCCAGAAAATAAAAAGTTTATAGTAGCTAAGAAGAGTCTATTTAACAAGGTACCATTGTATTACAGCTCTGAAGCACAAATAAAAAAATCAAAAGATTTAAGCCCAGAGCTAAAACAAAAGTTTCTAATTGCATTTAACAGTTACAAAAATGCAGATCTATCAAAACTAATTCAAGGCGATTTTTTATTTGATGACAAAGATATTCAAATTACTAAAGTTGATGGACAACGATATGTTACGTTCCACCCTAACACTATTGCTTACTCTGTACCTGTTGGAACAGAACTAGCTAAGGAAATACAAAAAGCTAAGATGGGAATTGTGTTCCATACAACTTATACTGGAAATTCTATTGAATCACTTACTGCATCTGCTGGTGTAAAGTTAGGTAAAGCTCCTAAAGGCGTATGGCAGATAGATGCTGACTTGCCTGATATGTCTGGGACGGCATCGTTGACCAAAGCGGAGACTAATCAAATAGATAAAGAATTAACAAACATAGGTACACATTTTAGACACATTAGCAGAGATACATTTACAAAGTTAAATGATCCGTACATTGCAGCATTCTGTACAACATACACTAATGCCTTTATCAGAAACAATGTCACTCCAACAGCTGAGGAAGCTGCAGCAGGCCTTCCAGAGTTTATTATGGCCAAGTTTAAAAAAGAAATTGATAAAAGAAAGACAG